TTTCCAAGCCGACTTCCTGCCTACTCCGTATCTTTTCAATAATAATATCTTCCATCTCTTTAGCCATAATATTGCAAATAACAATCGCATCAACGGCGGACGCTACCGCGTCCTTTTCTGAATTACTCATATCCATCACCCAAAGTTTGATTTAATGTTGTCGTAGAATTTATTCATGGCATCAATATCTTTCTTGCGGTTCAGGCTGTTTCGGTACACTTCGGTTGTACGTGAATCGGAGTGACCAAGTAGTGCCTGCAACTGCTTAACACTCAAGTCGGCTACCTCATCGGCTACAGATGTAAAGGTGTGTCGTGAGATATGGAATGTTAACCGCCCATCAAATTCAATCTCTTTGGCGATATCTTTCAGTAATGAGTTTCCGTAAGCGTTAAGACTACCTATTCTGTCTACACGCTCTTCTGCTGTGTATTTTTTATCCCCATCAAGCCACGGGAAAATGTAGTTCTTATGGGATATTTTCTTCACCTTCTTATTATATTTTTGGAGAATGTTCATGGCGGGAGGGGAGAGTTCAATATATTTTTTACTTCCCTCACTGGCCTTAGTTTTCCCCATTGTGTAGACAAGTGTGTTATTATTATGAATGTTTGGCCATTCCAGCTTGCATATATCAGAGAACCGGATGCCGGCGCACCAAAATGAAAACAGAAAGGAGTCTCTTACAAGGTCGGCACGACCATCAAGTTTCAGCTTGCTCATCTTTACCAGGTGATCCATCGATAGATGATCTTTATGAACTGCCTCTTTCTTTACCTTAAAAAGGAAAAAGGGGTTATCACCCTGATTGGCAAGGCCCTCCATAATGGCTTGTCGGTAAAATGTTCTCATGACCTTAAAGTTACCGTACACTGTATTTTGAGAGTTCCCACGCACCTTAAAAAGGTGTGTTTTAAATCTGCGCAGAAAAGATACATCCATTTCATCGAACTGAACTTCACCGCCTGCAAACTCCTCAAGTTTTACAATAACAGCAGAGCACCGGTTGGCATAACGCACACGGTCCTCATCCCGAAACCCCTGAATGATCTCTTTTGAAAAAGCAATAAATCCCTTTTTGTCAGATTTCTGTCTCTGCTTTAGGATCTCCTTTTTAAGCTCTGCAACTGTAGCATCGCGGTGATCCATCAGGTAAAAGTCTACCGTCTCCTGAGCCTCGTTAAAAACCTCTTTAATTTTCTGATTGTAGGAGGCATGACGCGGGTGTGCGGCTCGTATACTTTCGGTCCGGTAACTCCACTGATCTTCGGGGAGGTTAAACGGGAAAAGTTTTATATACCGCGTTGACCTTTTATGAGATATGCGTAGGTGTAATTGATAAGCTCCATCACTATCCGGATTCTTATCGGTACGTAATACAATTTTTAGTGTTGCCATAATACCAGTCCTTTGTTTTCACAAACAATTGGGTAAACATTTTGTCACCCTGTGGCTGGTATGTTAGCATATTGTTGACACAGTTGCAAAGAAAATTACAACAAAGTGGCATATAAAGTTGCTAAGTAACAATGGAGTAGCAAAAAAAGCTCCCCGGGTAGAGTTACAACCACAGAGTGTTAAATGTTTAATAAACAATTGTTTAGAGAGAGTTGTGATTTCAATTGGGTAATCTATAGGGTAATCACTGCACAATTATTGTCTCGATAAGAGAGAGTAAACGTTTTTTGTATCCTATTTTTACTTCACGCTTTTCAGAGTTAATAATAGTATCGATATAGGTTTCGATAAGTTGTAGCTCACCATCGTATATAGCCTCGGGCTCTTCTACTGTTTCGTATGACGGCTTCTTGTATGTCCTTTCATCTTCAAACATTCCCGTAATAATCTCTTCGGCTTTGTAGTCCAGGGCCCGGCATATTCGATCTAAGTATTTTGATCCTGGGCGCACCTTGTTTTTCACCCATTTATTAACGTGGGTTTTGTCTACGCCAATTTCTTCGGCAAGCCAAGTTTGTGTTTTATTTCGCTTTTCAAGTGCTCGTAGAATGTTCCCACCAATATTTTGATAGTTAATGGTATAGGACATCCCTCTCTTTTTTGTTTTTTCAGTCATAATATTACCTCTTTTTTAGGTTTTGCTAAATGATATTTATTGAGAGAACATGATAACATTTTTGAAATATGTAGCAATTAATGTTGCAACTAATATTTCAATCTTTTATCCTTCGGTAGGTTCAAATGTCAACCGTGATGGTTCTTGTTTGAACCAAATCTACAACTAATTGAATTTAATTACAAATTTTAAGCGTGCATAAAAGCTCAGACAAAATGTATGTTAAGTCTATTGATGACTTGACGTTCGAAGAAAAATCTTTTATAGCTCTCAGCCGGCGAGGTATGACGAACAGGGACGTTGCTCAATCTCTTAGGGTATCTACATCTCTTGTTGCTCGCACACGTAAAAACCCACGCAAATCTTCAAAAGTAAGAAATTATCTAAAGCGCGTAATTGAAAATACGGGGCTGGAAGTATGACAGAAGCACAAGTTCAGGAATTAAAAGATCATGTAACAGATCAGATAAACTCTATGAGGGAAGAAATGATCCCCGACATGTATACGGTGCAAGAGGTGTGCAAGAAATTACAGATTTCGAAAAGGACTTTCTACAGATGGCAAAATTCTGAAACACCGGTTTTTACCATTGTTCAGCGCTCAGGTGTAAAAAGAATACCACGGTCATCGGTAGAAAAATTCATAGAAACCTACGAAGTGAGGGGTAAATATTAATCAATAATACAATAGAGCTATGTCCAAAAACAGCAAAAGCCTAACACAATTACAAATTAATCATGTTCAACTTGTAGAGGCAGCATGTACCATGCAATCCATACACGATGATATACCTAAAGATGATAAGTTCTTACAAGACCTGGAAAATCCATTCATCGATAACGGGAAACCATCGAGCGAAAGGTTTGACAGTATGGCGAATGAATTGAATAGAAAAATTAAATACCTGGAACGAATGATGATAGATTCCGGGATTCTTAACCAACAGGAGTATGAAGAACTACATTCCCACTAAGGGCATGAGTGAGCGGGACTGGCTGCGCCATCGTAAAGATGGCATAGGCGGTTCTGATTGCTCTGCTGTTTTAGGATTTAACAAGTACAGAACTCCGATTGATATTTGGATTGATAAAACCAATCCGGATATGATCCAAAATATCACAAATACATCAATGGAGATCGGCCACCTGGCTGAACAGTCTGTTGTGAAACCACTTTTTATGAAGCAGGAGGATAAAAAGGTGATTGAGGATCATAAGATACGTATTCACCCTGATCATAGCGTGTTACGGGGAAACCTCGATGGTATTGTTTGTGATTATGGCCACGGGCCCGGTGTATGGGAGGGAAAAACCATATTGGATCGCGTATTGGATTCAGAGAAGGGGATGTACCCTGTTGCCTATTATCTGCAGTGCCAACATAATATGATGGTATCAGGGTATGATTTTGCATGGCTGAGTATGTGGATTAAGGACCGCGACACGGTTGTGAACCACTACATCGAGCGGAATGATAAATTGATTGAAGAGATCAAAGAGAGGGAGCTCTATTTTTGGGATGAGTATGTACTCCAAAATAATTGCCCTCCCGCCATGAATGATGAGGATATCAAAAAGATATTTCCGGAAAGCAAACCCACTAAAGTTGAGGCTACCCCACAGATTGTAGAGGATTACATGAATCTACACAGCATACGGGATGAGATTTCTGATCTCAAAGATCAAAAAGAGATGCTTGAGTTTAACATCAAAGAGCACATGCAAGATGCCGAGCTATTGGAGTACAATGGTGAAATTCTATGCAGCCACAAAACATCGCACACATTTGATGAAGATTCATTTATGAATGATAACCCCGATGTGGCCAAAGAGTTTACGGAAACAGAAGAGAAACTCGATACCAAGAAATTGAGATCATCACGTAAGAGTCTATACGATGCTTATAAAACAAAACCGCGTAGTCGCACTTTCCGATTACGCAAACCAAAAGGTGAATTAGCCAATGAGTGAATCGAATAATACCGCAGTAGAACTGCACGGAAATAAAAATCTCCCGGATAATGCGTTTACAAAATTACCGCAGACGTTTGAGGAGGCGAAAAAATACTGTAACTACCTTGCAAGCAGCGCCCTTGTGCCGAAGGCATATCAAGGAAAGCCACAGGATGTTTTTGTAGCCCTTAGCTGGGGCCAAGAGGTTGGCCTGTCAGCTATGAATTCTCTAAGGAACATTGCCGTAATTAACGGCAGAGCTTCCATGTGGGGAGATGCCCCAATCGCTATTGTAAGGAGCCATCCGAAGTGTGATTTTATACTGGAAGATAACGAAGCGTTTGCATACGCTCGGGATAACATTGACGGGTGGGAACACCTGGAAGATGTAGATCCGGACAGCACATCTATTTGTGTAGGTAAACGAGTGGGTGAGCAAGCGCAGGCCCGTGAGTTTTCCGTTGAAGATGTGAAACGTGCTAAGTTGGGCAACGTTCACAACCAGTACCCGAAAGATATGCGTAAGTATAAGGCCCGATCGCGATTAATCGATTCTGTGTTTCCTGATCTTGTAATGGGTCTCGGACAGGCTGAAATTATTGAGGAGAGCGTACAACTCGATGAAGAAGGTGGGGTTGAGGCAAAATCGAATAATGATGGACTTGCCAATCAGGTTCTTGATGAGGTGACTTCCAAAAACAACAAGGAGAAACCTGAAAAGGAAGAGGATGTTCAGGATGCTGAGTACGAAGAGGTAGATGATAGTGAAGAACAGGAAGAGGTCGAAGAGGATACCGGACCGAAATTAGCATCGGATAAAGATGTGAAATACCTGTTGGAGTACAGCAAGTACCTTCCTAAAGAGGATCAAGATAAGCTATCGAAAGAGGCGACCGATGATATTACCGATGAATCTGCCCAACAATGGAAGGAGAGGATTCGGGAATCCCATCAAAAACTTCGCAAGAAGCAGGAAGCGAAGAAAGCCAAAGAGGAAGATTAAAAAATTTCCCTAACAAGTAGCAATTTTTTGCTACTTGTGGGGATATATCATCTATGGAAAAAAAGGAAACCCAAAAAGGTACGGTACTTCGACTACTGAAGGAGGGGGTTCATTTAACCCCGGAGAAAGCGGACGAGCATGGCGTTAAAAATCTGCGTCAGCATATCCATTTTTTGAGGAAGAACGGATATCAGTTCAACATCATCACCTCAACAGAACCGAACACATATTACTGGATAGACAATGACTGATAATGAACCGAGATGTTATATGGGAATAGATCCGGGTAAGAGCGGAGCTATGGCAATACTGGATGAACGGGGTGACGTAATAAGCAGCATACGTCACGACAATACAACCGAGCACGACCGCTGTGAGTGGGTAAAAAAGTGGGCTGACATGGTTGAAATGTGCGTTCTTGAGAAGGTTCACGCATTTCCGGGGCAGGGTGTAAGCACCACATTTACATTCGGCGAGAGTTACGGTAAGAGCCAGGGGATGATACTGCTTGCCGGTATACCCTTTGAGTTAAAGACACCGCGTACATGGCAGAAGTCACTCTCCATTAAAAAGAAAAAGAAGAGCGAATCACAGACGGATTTTAAGCGCCGTCTGAAAGGGATGGCCCAACAACTATTCCCGGATGAGAAGATCGTCAATGCAAATGCAGATGCCTATTTAATAGCAGAGTATTGCAGACGCAAACACGGGGATATCCATTCCTGATTTTTTTTAACTGAGGAGTAGCAAATTTTTGCCACTATTATGAATCACGGATCACTATTTAGCGGGATCGGCGGCTTTGATTTAGCTGCTGAATGGATGGGGTGGAATAATAAATTCCACTGCGAATGGAATGAGTTTGGGCAACAAATTTTGAATTACTACTGGCCGGAGGCCGAAAGCTATGGAGACATCACAAAAACAGACTTCACTGTTTGGAACGGAAAAATCGACATCCTCACAGGGGGCTTCCCATGCCAACCATACAGCCAAGCGGGAAAGAGACGCGGGAAAGAGGACGAGCGACATCTCTGGCCGGAGATGCTTAGAGCGATTAAAGAGATTGAACCACGTTGGATCGTGGGAGAAAACGTTTACGGAATTGTTAATTGGTCAGACGGGATGGTGTTCGAAGAGGTGCAAGATGAATTGGAAAATGAAGGGTACACCGTTCAACCGTACATACTTCCAGCTGCGGGTGTCAACGCTCCCCACCAAAGATACCGAGTATGGTTTGTTGCCTACGCCATCAACAAGGGACTTCAAAGGGCCGAGAGGGGAGAAAGCCCAAATAAGAAAAGGGAATCCAAAAGATTCGTTACCGAATTGGATAAAGGAGTCGGGACTTCTACCGACACCAAGAGCCAACGATATGAATCACCCGAAAACAGCCGGAAAGGCCTGGACACACAGGAAGGACAGGAGATACATGGCAGAATGTGTTATGCCCGAACCGAAGCATGGAGAGACTTCCCAACTCAATCCCCGGTTTGTAATGGAAATGATGGGGTTCCCACCAAGCTGGACGGAATTACCTTTTCGAAGTGGAGAAACGAATCCATCAAAGGAGGGGGTAACGCCATAGTTCCGCAGGTAGCACTTCAACTATTTAAAACTATACAGCAATACGAGGAATTACAATGACAGAAAAAGATGAAGAGTTGTTCGACCCTAATTCTTTTGGGGTAGATGAGTTTAAGCACTGGTATAAATCTGATGATCGCAAAATTACGTTCTGCGGACATCAAGCAAGTCTAAAGAGGCTTAGGTCACGATTGGGTTACTACTGCGACTCAGGCGTAGTTACAACGCATCAAGCCGCTCATAATATCATGGAGGTTGTGAAGCTATGAGTGTAGATAGTCTAATAATAGAATCAAACATATTTCGAGGTTTATCAATGGAAGAAAAAACTACAGAGCAAAGGAGTTAATATGGCATACAGAAAAATACATGATGACTTTTGGACCGACCCGGATTTAGAGGATTTGGAGCCGGAGCAAAAGTTCTTTTACCTCTATCTCATTACCAATCCGAGAGTAAATCAAATTGGCCTTTATGAGTTCTCTTTGAGGCGGGCCGCATTCGAAACAGGATACAGTATAGATAGGGTATCGGAACTGTTAAAATACTTCGAAAAAGCAGGCAAAGTTGTCTCTTCTGAGGAGACAAAAGAGATTTTGGTAGTAAACTTCTACTATCACAATAAAAGTAGCTCTCCGAAAATGAAAATACACGTTGAGAGCCTGTTAAAGGAGGTAAAGGATACATCATTGATACAGTATATAAGCGGTATGGATACTGCTTCATACAGTATGGATACTACATCCCAAGAAGAAGAAGAAGAAGAAGAAGAAAAAGAAGAAAAAGAAGAACATGTTTCTGTTTCGCCAAGCCGAAACAACAGACCGATTTCTGATCTGTCTAAACGGGACTTCGATTTCTCTGATGGAGCTGATGAAGATGAGCTGATAGATCGATTAACTTTTCGGGTGTACAAGATGATTGCTCAAAATATTCCCGAGACTCACAAGCACATGAGGGATGCTACTATTTCGAAATGGCGAGATCCTATCCGACTGATGAAAACCAGTGATGAACTCAGCCTACATGAGATATTTGAACTTTGTCAGTTTGCCACTGAGGATGACTTTTGGAGCACAACGGTAAGTTCAACATCGGGGATGAGGAAAAACCTGGCTGAGATACAGAAATCTATTTTAAAACAGCAAAAGATTAACAACCAAGATTTAACACGGGAGGAGATGCTGGATGAAGTATCACTCCATGGCAACAGGAAAGTTTCTGATTACAAAATCGTAGACGTTAACGGAAAAAAGAGATATCGATATGAGCAATAAGAAAACTAAAAAAGCACCACCACAAGCACCTGAGATTGAAAAAGCAGTGATTAAATGCATTGTAGAAAACATGGAGCCGTCGTATGTACCTATTGCTCTGGACATGCTGAACCCGGATGACATCTATCAGCCGGATCATGAAAAAATATTTCAGTGCGTGTACGATCTGTATGCCGATGCACAGGAGATTGATATGCTTACTGTAGCGCAGCTTGTTGAGGATAGAGGGGGTCTTAAGTCCGGGGTGAGTGCGGATAACTACCTGATTGATCTACCATCTGAGATTTATGTTGAAGAAGAGCTTGAACGGTATTGCAGTATTCTGAAAGAGAAATCCATGAAGCGTCAGATGGGCGTGAGCTATTACGAGATGTATCAAAAATCGTACGATGATACCGTAGAGGCCCATGATCTGCTATCAGAAAATGAATCGATGATAATGAATCTTGGTGCGGGGTCATCGAAAAAGGTTGGTCGGTTGTTGGTCGATATCATCCCCGATAGTGTTGAAAAATATGAGATCGCAAAGGAGAGAGGGAAGGGGATTGTTGGAATACCTTCGGGGCTTAAAGATCTCGATAATATTCTGTCCGGATTCCAGAAAACAAACCTGTATATCCTTGCGGCCCGCCCATCAATGGGTAAAACGGGGCTTGCACTAACACTGGCAAAGAACGCCGCTAACCCTCCATACTCTGATTTTGACAATGAACCTGCCGTAGTTTTCTCTATGGAGATGGGGGAGGTAAGTCTTGCTGATCGGTTTATCGGTATGCACGGAGGTGTGAATATTAAAAACTTGCAGAGAGGAACGCTGACAGACAGTGAGGAGGAGGATTTCTATCAAGCTGCCGGAGAGCTACAACACCTACCGATTATTCTCGATGACACACCTACGCTTTCCATTGTCCAGCTCCGATCGAAAGTGAAGAGGTATATCAATCAACACAGCATCCGAATTGTTTTTGTGGATTACCTGCAGTTGATGAGTGGTAAAAACAGTTCGAGCGGGAACCGGGAGCAGGAGATTGCAAGTATTTCTCGGGGTCTTAAAAAAATAGCTATGGAGGAAAATATCCCTGTAGTGGCTCTATCTCAGTTGAGTAGGGCTGTAGAGTCGAGGGGTGGGGATAAGCGCCCACAGCTTTCGGATTTGCGTGAATCAGGAGCTATTGAGCAGGATGCCGATGTGGTGATGTTCCTTTACAGGCCTGAATATTACAAAATTGATGTAGATGAGTCAGGAGAACCTACAAAAGGGGTGGCCGAATGTATTGTGGCCAAGCAGCGGAACGGACCGGTGGGAACGGCAAAGCTATTTTTCGAAGAGCATTCAACATCATTCCGAGATCTAAGCTACCAGGGTGATGAGTTTATGCATGATAATGTACGAACGCCGTACAAAGATGATTGGGATGATGAACCGGCATTTTAATGAAGGAATTATGAAAGTAAATACAGATGATTTTTGTCATGTGCAGGAACGGGCTCTTGAGCGGTACGGAATTGTGTTGTCTCTAACTGACATTCGGAGAATTACACAGCAGATAGTGAGTGGTGAAGCGCCGGTTGAATACCGGAGATCAAATAATATTGTGGTGTATAAAGTGGAGCATGAGGGGATTAATATTTACCCGCTTTACAGCCATAAAATAGGGTATGTAAAAACGATTGTAACAAAATCCATGATCGATAAATGGATATCAAACAAAAAGAAAGCCAAGCGGTATCGATCCCGCCACGGCTATAATAAATAACAGGATAAATTATGAGTTCTCTCAATAAAGCGATGATTATAGGGCGACTTGGGGATGATCCCGAGCTTCGACAGACACAATCAAACACATCGGTTGCTACCATAAGTGTTGCTACTACCGAAAGGTATAAAGACCGTAACGGTGATCAGCAGGAGAAAACAGAATGGCACCGGGTTGTAGTTTGGGGTAAGCTGGCCGATATATGTGATCAGTACCTTAACAAAGGAGACTTGGCATATTTTGAAGGCCCAATTGAAACCAATAAATGGACCGATAAAGATGGGAATGACCGCTACAGTACGCAAGTAAAAGCACTTAATATGGTAATGTTGGGTGGTAATGGATCAGGTGGGAACTCAGGCGGTGACGGCCCGCAGAACAGCGGATCGGGAACTGACTTGAGTGATATGGATGATATGGACGATGACCTGCCATTCACTTGGTTGATAATGCTCTTTGGCAGTGGTTTGATTAGTTGGTTTATTTAAATCTCTTCAAGCTTTTTAGATGTCTGAGCCGCCTTAATAGTTTCAAGCATTTTGGCGGCTCTTTTTTCTCCTGGAAGCAGTGAAGGCGTTAATGTTTGGAGGGCGTGGTTCACTTCATCAACAAACAGGTAAATTTCCTGTGATTGCTCATCACTCATGTAATGCATAGCCTTATCAAGCTCCGGCGCAAACTTCATTAAATTGTTATTCTCTAAAACCTCCTTCACAAACTCCATTTTGGATTTATCATTCTCCATTTCATAACCGTATGAATCTGATAAGCTGACTGTGATCCCGAAATATTTTGTTTTAAAGCTATACCTATGTCCTCGCCCAAACTTGAATTTTCTAACATGAAACTCCACTCCTTCAAACAACCCACCCAGGGCCACAACAGATTTTGTTCCTTTTTTAATGCGGCAGTTCAGGTTTGGGTGTATAATGTTTCCGTATTTCATATAACCAATATGGTTGAATTTTCTGTTTTTAAATCAATCCGGTTGAATGGTAAAAATAGCATACAATGGTGGATAAGTGTTTACTAAAATTGACAGATGTCAAGTAATCTTTGACAACTGCGGGATATTTTAAACTTGTCAGAAATATTTACAGTATTTCTGACAATACCTCAAACCGGATCGATTTTAATGTCGTTAGGTGTAACTGACCTTAATATCGAACCAATTATCGGCAATAAACTCTATTTACTGCCGAAACTTAGATCTATCAATTTGTTTGCGGTTTTGTTGTGGTTGTACAGCTCCCGGGCTTGATTGATCTCCTCAACACTCGGCAGGTTGTCTACATTTTCGTGTATAATGGCAGAAAATACCTGGCATATAATATTCTCATACCTTAACTGATCGTTTATTGGCAAGTGTGAAAGTGTTCTTTTTATACTGTTAAAGTTTTGAAGTGACAGGAGAGACTTTTGCATTGCGCTATGGCGCGTAGTAGATATACTTACCGGAAAGTTGTCTATGTTTACGGATGTCATTGGCTGGTTTCGGATGCTTCTACTATAATTATATGAAGAGCCTTCAAGATTATACTTCATCCAGGTGAATGATATTCTTTCCCACGGTTTATTTAGGTAATGTACTGTTGTGGTTTGAGTTCCTTTACTTTTTTTCTCCTGCCTGCTTTTAGACCGTATAAAGAATTTCTTGTGAAGTTCTTGGCAGGATACTCCAAAACGTAAATCGTTTACTCTATTCGCCATCATAACCCCTCCAATACATTTGCGCTTTTGTAGGCTGATTCAATCATTCTCATTTCCTCACTGTTGGGTTCAATTTCTCTGTATAGCTTACCTTCTTCTTTAAAGAAGGTTGTGCCCCGGTGCGAAAATCGTTGGCCGTTAAAGAACTTGTGGCCTACCATATACACATCCCTTCCCACAATGTATGATGATAGATAAAGTATGGGTTCTCTACGGCGCTGTGCATTTGTTATGAGTTTACTGAGTATAATTTCAGGCGGGGATAGTGTTATGGTAATCGGGTAGGCGGTTAGTTTGTTAATCACCTCGGCCCCGGAAAGAATTTTGTTCACGTTATAGCTTCGGCGAACATTTCTCTTTCTACCGGCAATCTCTACTACTAAGTTTTTATGGTGGCTAAACTCTATTTTCATGCCGCTACAATTTTCATTTCAAATATAGGGTGTTCATAAATAGATACTAATGATGTATCACTAATATCCGCGAACAAACTCCTGCGTATGGTGTATACGCTATACTTTTTTTGGTGTAAAAAATTATCACTCGATAACAACGGTTCTTGCATAACTCGGGCAGTTGTTTTTTTGGTTTGATTCGGTGAGTGCAATTACCACTTCCATTCCCGGTTTTGTTTCGGGCCATGGTGTGTACCCATCGGTTATCACTACACAGAAATCGGGTTTGTTTCTGCGTTCATCTACGGCCTTAATGCCTACACCCATATCTGTGCCGCCGCCACCGGATAGTTTTATTTGCCGCTTACTAAATACTTTTTGTGATGCACTAAGTGCCGCATCAACAGATAGAACCTCAATGCCTTCCGGCCCAACATGGCTTTTTATAATCCCGCCTACTTCTGCTATGGCCGTGGAAAGTTCTTTCTCACCCATAGATCCTGACGTATCAATCACAACGGCAACGGTTACATTTGGTCGCACCA